CTGGAAGTTAAAACTTGGTTGCTTGTACCAATACCAAGCTTGCTCAAAGCTGTGCCGGTAGCAAAATACGGAAGGTCGCCAGCGGTGTAGCTGGTCAAGCCCGTGCCGCCATACGCTATCTTTAAGTTTGCACTGTTCTCGGCAACAATGTCTGTACCGTTGACGTAGACGTTTCTTTCAGCAGGCTGGGTGACAAACACATCTTTTGTGCCAGTGGTGAAACTGACCAACGAACCCGCATTGCTGGAAGACAGCACCGTGTCACGGGATAACGTATTGCCGGAAGATGTGTACGTACCAATCCCGACTTCCCACTCGCCTGTAACGACGTTGGCTATGGTGTAGTAGGTGTTATTGGCGTTACCAATGCCAGCGAGAAATGTTTGAAAGCCCGTGTACGCACCGCCAAGCGTTACAGAGCCTGTGCCTGTAGTTGTGGTGGTCTCTCGGACTCTGTCTGCGAGGACGAGTGCCATAGATCATGCTCCTGTCAGTTGAGACTCTTCAAACCAACGCTGTTGAGTATTGCCATCAACATCCGACCACTCGATCAGATATGACACCACGCCCTCATCACTCATGCGCAGAGCAAGCACTGGGCCTTGGGGAACTACTGCGACAGCTTTGACAACGTCGCCTTTTTTGAATGTTGTTGCCATGATTAACCCGCCAAGCTGAGTGTGTAAGTTACGGACAATGTATCGCCAGAAACAACTGAGCGATCACCGGGGGCGCTGAAGTCTGCGGCTGAATACAAAACACCAGTCGAGCCACCCTTGGTATTGTTGCTGGTCAAGAACGCTCCGCCCACAACGGTTGTTGCGTTGATGCTGAACGTGGCCGGTGAGGCTGAGTTGGTAGCCACAGATGGGTTGGCAGTGGTTGGTGTACCGAATGTGCAAACAGGGCGAGTTGCTTGGCTGTAGTCTGTAACTTCTGTCCAGCTACCATGTGAAGCCATAGTGTTGCCAGCCGCAGGGCTGTTTGTTGCACCGGAGCCGTACAAGCCCAAATACCAAGCAGCAGAATACGACACGCCAGTAAAGTACTTGGCGTTCATGTCTTGCAAGCCTTCGTTGACCACCAGATTGGGTGCATCAGCTTCCCACTTCAGGTTGCCTTGTGCGTCGTGGCACTGGATTTTGTAAACGCCTTTTGCGCTTGCGCTATCAGCGGCAGAGCCGCCAGCGATCAAGCTGCTTGTAGCTACGTCTTGTGATTTAACTTTATCGTTGAACATGGTCGCTCCTTATGCGATACGGATGATTGCAGATGTATTGGTAGAAGCTGGAAACTCCACCGTGAAAGTTGCCGTTGAGGTTTTGTTTGATCCAAAGTCAAGAACACAGACAGCGCCGTTGTCTCCAGCTTTGTAGATCAATGCCCCCCGTGCCGTGAGTGCGGATGACCAAGACACGTTGTTGAACGAGATATAGGCAGTGTTACCTGAGTTGCCTATTGTCGGCGTTTGAGAAACGACAAGTGTTTGAGCTGAATACCCAGAAGCCACAACTTCGCCCGTAGACGTATAAGCCGTGGTAGTCGCGTCAAGCTCGGCTGCATTGGTGTACAACGCAATGTAAAACGTGTCTGCGGAGAAGTCGAAGTCTCCGTTCATCAACCCCGTCTTGAAAACATTGCATGTGAAATTTCCTGTGAATGCCATCAGGTCACCGCCTGTCTATATTGCCCAGACCGGTAAGCATCCTGCCGCTCCAATCCATCGCCCAGACGTTTCGCAAGTGCGAGAGCTTCTTTGTACTTGCCATCATACAAAGCAATCATGTCCTGTTCACCCTTCATGAAAGTCACGGCCTCAACCAACGAGCCGTACAACAACACGGAATCAAAGTTATCTCCCAGCCATGTGTGGCCATCAGGAGCAACAGTAATTGACTCTGGGTAAAAGAAGTAATGCAGCTCGACGTTGTAAACAGCATCCGGAGTAGGCCCAAGGATAAAAGACAGCTCATCGCTGTTTGTGTACGACGGGCCAAACAATGCGTAGTACTTAGGCGTTGCTGTGTCCGTGGGTTGTGGATACGCCTGACGGATGAAGTTCACATCTTTGTTCAGCAAGTACTCGTAGTTACCAGACGCATCAATGACCGCCATTGAATAAGCGGCCAAGAAGTCAGCAGGACACGCCAAGTACTTATTGCTTGTAGTTGTAAACCCCGTCACATTCCTGCGCAAGGATGGGAACTGAACCGTGTTGAAAATGCGCTGCTCAGCCTGCGTAATGAAGGTGTTCAACTGCGTCGTTGAAGACACAGTTGCTCCAGTAGCAAGATACGTTGCCGGGAACGTATTTTCTGAATACGACTGAATAGCCGCGATCAACTCGGCATAGGTCATCCCATTGGCCCTCTCGACATAACGCCTTTGGTTGCCGCGCCTGTACCGCGCATTTTGATGCCGCTGGTTTTGGCTTCGGGGTAGTTACCTTTGCTGATACCACCAACAGACATATTCATCTCGTTCATAACTTGTGCGCCAGTCTTGGTAGGCACTTTGTTAGAAACTGAACCGCTGCTCATGGTGTGAGGTGGGGCATAAACCTTGGCATCGCCAACTTCTTTGCCGCCTTGTTTCATGCTGAATTTAGCCATTATCGACCCCTTTGGTTCGCAGCCCGTGCCATGTTACGGCCCATAGCCTTCATAGCTTTGCCAGTCACGCCGCCCTTTTTCAATTTGGTGGGAGGCTTGCCGGGGTGCATAGCTTTCTCGTGCTTATGCACTGCGCCTGCAACCATCTTTTTGTCCTGTGCTAAATCTTTCTTGTCCATGTTCGACTCCTTATGTCGTTGTAACCGTAACTGTACCCAATTCCACCGTTAAAACCAAGTTATTTGGTGTTAAACCAGAATCATTCGCCCTTGATCCACCGACCGGAGCCCAGCCCCATTGGAAGATCCTGCTACCTGCCTCTGGAGTTCCTAACCCGTTCGGGCCAGTCCCACCGGCAACATTGATTTGCAGTCCGTTTGTGCCCGACAAGATATAGCTTGTATCCGGTCTTGGCTCCCGCACGGCCTGCGGATCGTTCACAGGATACAGACCCAGCGACAACTGCGGCTGATCTGGATCCCAGCAGGACTGACAGACTTTGATGTTGTACATCTTGGTCTTGAGAACCTGCTTCCTAAGCTCTTTGAGCATGTACCGCTGCCCGCAGCGATCACACTCAGCAATTGAATATTTACCTGAAGCGTACTTGGTCGCCATTTGTCACCTCAGTAGAACAACTGCCGTGGGACAAACCTGTCAGACGCCTTCTCACGATCTTCCTGCGACGCCAGCAGCCACTGCTGCTCATACTCAGACTTCAAGAACAGAACCCGCTCTGGGGCAACCTCGGGACGCTTTGACGCAATATAGAACGCCAGCCCGGCCACCAGACAAGGGATGAAACGGAAGGGGATGTCTTGGATGTTCACACCAGTACCAGCATCTTGGATGCGGCGCAGTCTCCAGTACACGAAGATGTACTGATCGCCGGGGGCGTTGGGTGAGGGCCAGACATTGATACAAGGCAGGTTGGCCGCGACGATCGCCACGCCTGTCAGATGAGCCGCTGCCGTAGTACCGTTTTGGCCACGGTAACAATTCAAGAGCTGGTTGCCGTCTACGTTCCCGTAACCGATTGTTTCAGACCCAATATTGATGAAACCAGTTGTCGAAAGACCGTTGGTTGTACTGAGCGTAATGGTGGTAGCAGTGGCTGAGATCCCGCCATTCAGCGTGATGGTTGTTGCATTTGTGTTGGCAGACTGACGGTTAACCCAGACCTGAATAGGTCTGCCTTGGGCCAGCTTGTTTGGGATGGTCGAGTAGGTTGACTCGGAGATACGGCTGATGTTGATGTCAACCTGATTGATGCCGTTGGCTTGGGTACGGATGACTTGGTCAAGCAGGTCGATCGTATCTGCGGGGAAGGGGTAGATTGGCTGTCCTGTGTTCATGACGATCTGCCCTTGCTCGATCGTCCACAGGTTGATGCCACGGTTTGCCCACTCGATGGTGAGCATGTTCAGACTGCGTCGTGCTGTACGGAACTCATAGCCCGTGCGAACTTCTAAGCCCGCACGCTCATACGCTTCCTCAATGATGTCGTTGAGGTCTAGGTTAAATGCCGCAAGTCCGGATGTAACTGCCATTATCTAAACCCTGCTGTTTTCTTTGCGATGCTTTTTGGTTGTGCCACAAACTGTTTGCCCTTGGCTTTACCAGCACGTTTTGCTTTTGTCGTCGCTGCGTATTCTGCTGATGACAAGGATTTTATGGCGGCTTCTGGCAAATAACGCTCACCCGTTTTAGACGAAGGCTTCCCCGACTTGGTACGCCATTTCTGGTCGCCCCAGTTTTTGAGGGAAGTCTGCGGAGCTTTCAATCTCGGTAGCCCCCGCCAGCAGCTTTATATTTCTTGGCCACCAGCTGCGCTTTTCTCGCGCTCCATTGTCCTGCGCCTGTGCCGTGAGTAGCTGCGGCTTTGACCTGAGACACGATCCGCTTACGCAGACTAGGCTTGGTGTAGTTACCGGCAGCGTTGACCCCGCCACCCTCTTTGTAGACCTCGACGTCATTCGGGTTGTCCTTGCGAACAACCGTCTTGCCTTTTGGCATCTTAGACGGGCGCATGGCTCCCATGCCGCGAGAGGCCATCATTTAGCATATCCTTCCACGGGTCTTACCCCGCTGAGCGATGCCATCTGCACGAGCAGAGGCTGTACCGCCTTTGGCGAAGGGCTTGCCCATGTCTTTCTTGGTGGTTGGGGCTACAGCA